CTCCTAAAAAAAGCTCCGGCGGGTCATTTTCCTAGACCTTTTCAAGTATGGCGACGGCTTCTTTAGTCAAAAGTGGTTCATGGTGGCCATTCTCTCCCCTTTCAAGAGATGTTGATTGCCCAAAGTCGGGTCGCCATACCTGAAAGTGTCTAGGAACATAATAAAACTTACATAAAGTAATGGAAAGGAGTGAAGAACTGATGGCCGTTTCTAAAAAGGATGGAAATCCAAACCGACAGCCTCCTGCTACCACCCCAGAAGCAAGAGAAAACCAATTGATAGCTATGGCAGTTGATTTAGCAGAGACACAAATTCTAAAGGGAACGGCATCTTCGCAAGTTATAACTCACTTCTTAAAGTTGGGATCTACAAAGGAAAGAATTGAGAAAGAAATCCTTGAGAAACAAAAGGAATTGATAGTTGCTAAGACAGATGCCATCCAATCAGCCAAGAAGGTTGAAGAACTTTATGCAAATGCTCTCGATGCAATGAAAACATACACTGGTAAGGGAGGTAATAGTAATGATGATTAGTATAGAGAAACCTCCACTACAAGAACTCACACATCACGGTGTAATGGGAATGAAATGTGGGCATCGAAAAGGATCAACAACCATAACAAGTAATTCAAAAAAGACTGAAACGGAAGATGAACGAAAGAAACGAATTAAAAGGAACATCCTAATTGGAGCAGCAGCAGTTGGTGTAACCTTAGCCGTTGCTGGTGGTGTATATGCTTACAAAAAGAATAATCTACCAATAGGAGGAGTACAGACTTTTCGATTTGGAAAAATAGTAGATCTAAATTCATTATCAACAAAAGATACAACGATTCCTAAAGGTTCTAAATTCTATAGGATGAGTACCAAATCTTTTGAAGATTATTCGACGAATGGTAAAATATATGTATCCCACGTAAAGAAAGATGCAAGAATTTACAAAGAAACCATGCCTGGATATTTTGAATCATGGAAAAAACAAGGGTTCATACCAGACGAAGGTAAGAGTGTATACGAACATGTTATGAAGAGTAAGAATGAAATAAAAGTTCCATCTAAAAAGATAATGGCTGAGATGTATATGAAAACCCACAATGTAAAAGAAGTTGATGATGGGTTATATAAAAACTTTATGACTGATCTTAATAACAAAGATAATCCACTGGTTACGAAATTCTTTGACCATGTTAGATCTACTGGCTATAACGCAGTGGTTGATGAGAATGATTCCGGGTTTTTAGGTAAATTACCGCTTATTTTATTAAATCCAAAAGAGGATATTGTATCATCTACAGTACATAAAGTACGTGCTTTAGAAAAGATCATAAATGTAATAATGTTATGATTAGGTCATATTCTGAACTAAAAAATTTAATAAGTTTCGAAGATCGTTATGATTATCTACGAATCAAAGGTTCAGTTGGAGATACTACATTTGGGTTTGATCGTTATCTAAATCAAATCTTATACAGATCTAAACGATGGAGAAAGACTCGTGATGATGTTATTATTAGAGATAATGGTTGTGACTTAGGAGTTGAAGGTCATGAAATTTATAGTTCTATAATAGTACATCACATGAACCAAATAACAATAGAAGATGTTGAACTTGATAGGGATGTAATCTATGATCCTGAGTTCCTTATTAGTACAATACTTCAAACTCATAATGCTATACATTATGGAGATGCATCATTACTCCCGCAGGCACCAATAGAAAGACGACGTAATGACACATGTCCTTGGTTGTAAGAAAGGAGGATATTATGGACAGCATTTTATTAACTATCAAACGTATGTTAGGGATAGAACCTCAATATACTCACTTTGACCAAGATGTTATATTTAACATCAATACAGTATTAATGACATCTAACCAAATAGGGGTTGGTCCAGAATCAGGATTCCTTATTACGGGAGCAAATGAAAAATGGATAGACTTACTAGGAGAGAGAACCGATCTAGAAGCTGTCAAGTCTTATATTTATCTAAAAGTTCGGTTATTATTTGACCCACCATCAAGTTCTTTTGTCTTAGATGCGATGCAGCGGCAAGCAACCGAGATTGAATGGCGATTATGGGTACAAGTTGAAACGTCGGCAGATGTCCCACCAATAATAGAAGAGGAGGTAATATAATGACAGATAATGAATCATTAGAGCATTACGGTAAATTAGGAATGCATTGGGGTCATAGAAATGCTAAAACTAGTATGTCTAGTATAACATCTAGCATACATAAACCAAAACAGGTTAGCGAGGATTATGCTCAGAAACAGAAATTAAAGAAGAAGAAGATCTATGAGATGTCTAATTCTGAACTACAAACTCTTAATAATAGACTACAGTTAGAGAGATCATATAAAGATCTAAGCAAACAGGATGTTTCTGCTGGTAGAAAGTATGTGAATGATGTTCTTTCTAATTCTTCTAAACAGGTCGTGTCCAATTTAGCTGCTAAGGGCATGTCTAAAGGATTAGATATACTTTTAAATAAAGCCATACCTGGAAAGTAGGTGAATTATGTCATTATCAAATACAGCAACACCCAAATACTATGGTGCATTTCGTGAGGCAGTTATTAGGGGAGATATTCCAGTCTGTAAAGAAATCTCTATGGAGATGAATCGTATAGATGAACTAATAGCTAATCCAGGAGTCTACTATGATAGTGGAGTGGTAGAGGGGTTTGTTAATTATTGCGAAAATGAACTTACTCTTACTGATGGTGCTGATTTGGTATTACTTGATTCATTTAAGTTATGGGCCGAAGCAGTATTTGGATGGTACTACTTTGTTGAGCGAAGTATCTACGAACCATCTCCAGATAATCATGGCGGAAAGTATGTTCGTAAGATGATTAAAAAGCGATTGATTAACAAACAATATTTGATCGTGGGAAGAGGTGCTGCGAAGTCGTTGTATGATTCATGTATTCAATCGTACTTTCACAACGTTGATACTACAACCACACACCAGATTACGACTGCCCCAACAATGAAACAGGCAGATGAAGTTATGTCTCCTATACGAACTGCCATTACAAGATCAAGAGGTCCTCTCTTTAAGTTCTTAACTGAGGGTTCCTTACAGAACACAACCGGTTCCAGAGCCAATAGAATTAAGTTGGCATCTACTAAGAAGGGAGTTGAGAACTTTCTTACAGGATCACTAATAGAAGTTCGACCTATGAGCATAGACAAACTTCAGGGATTAAGACCTAAGATAACAACTGTTGATGAGTGGCTCTCTGGTGACATTCGAGAGGATGTTGTTGGTGCTATTGAGCAGGGTGCATCCAAACTTGATGACTACTTAATCGTAGCGACGAGTTCAGAAGGTACCGTGAGGAATGGAAGTGGCGATACAATCAAAATGGAACTAACTGACATACTTAGAGGAGACTACATAAACCCACATGTTTCCATCTGGTGGTACAAACTCGATGATGTCAAAGAAATTACTGATCCGTCAACCTGGCAAAAGGCTAATCCTAATCTCGGAAAGACTGTTACGTACGAAACCTATCAGTTGGACGTTGAGAGAGCGGAGAAAGCACCTGCTTCTAGGAATGACATTCTGGCAAAGAGGTTTGGTCTTCCAATGGAAGGGTATACCTACTTCTTCACTTACGAAGAAACCTTGCCACATAGAAAACGTAACTTCTGGAAGATGGTCTGCTCTATGGGAGCCGATATGTCTCAGGGAGATGACTTCTGCGCTTTCACTTTCTTATTTCCATTAGCAAGTGGTAAGTTCGGAGTTAAGACTAGATGCTATATCACATCATTAACGCTTATGAAACTTCCAGGAGCAATGAGAAGCAAGTATAACCAGTTCTTAGATGAGGGTAGTTTGATGGTCTTAGAAGGCACTGTACTAGACATGATGGAGGTCTATGAAGATGTAGATGAATTCATAATTTCAGAAGGTTATGACGTACGAAGTTTTGGATTTGACCCTTACAATGCTAAAGAATTTGTAACTAGATGGGAAGCAGAGAATGGACCATATGGAATTGAGAAAGTTATCCAAGGTTCTAAGACTGAGTCAGTACCACTAGGTGAACTTAAGAATCTAGCAGCAGAACGAATGTTAGTATTTGATCAAGAATTAATGACATTCACAATGGGTAACTGTGTTACTTTAGAAGATACAAACGGTAATCGTAAACTATTAAAGAAACGATATGAAAATAAAATTGATAGTGTTTCGGCATTAATGGATGCTTATATTGCCTATAAGGTTAATAAAGATGCATTCGAATAGGAGGGTAAATAATGGATAATGAATTAAAACATTACGGTGCAATGGGAATGTCTTGGGGTAAAGGTACCAACTCTGAAGATTCACTAGAGCATTTTGGTAAGTTAGGCATGAAGTGGGGACAACGACATGCAGAAAATAAATTAAATAAAACAGCCAAGAAAGATGCAACTAAGCACGAAGTGGCCCGTCAAGCATATGGAAAAGGTGCTGGTATACAGAGAAGATTAGTTAAAAAAGAAATTGATGAAAAAATGAAAAATCCTCAGTATAAAGCAGCATACGATAAAGCCCTATCTGAAATTAACTACTCTAAAATAAATAATAAAGCTATATCTAACAGTAGAGGTAGAGCAACTAAAGACCAGGCAAGTAGAAGTGCTAAAATTGTAGCTAAGACCCTAACGGGAACAACCTCATTAGCAGCTGGTTATATTCTATACACTCAAAACAAACCAGCAATCGACCACGCTGTTAGTTCAGCGTTAAAGTCGGCAAAAACAGCAGTAAATACCTATAAAACTGCTCAGACATGGAAGAAGAATTTTGGTTAAAAGGAGGTGTAAATAATGGATAATGAATTAAAACATTACGGTGCAATGGGAATGTCTTGGGGTAAAGGTACCAACTCTGAAGATTCACTCGAACATTTTGGTAAATTAGGCATGAAGTGGGGGCATAGAACTGGTGGAGCAGCCACATCTAAACCTTCGGCCAGTAAAAGAGATGAACTTAAAAAGTCTAATGCTAAGTTTCAGAAAGACATGGCTGACCTACAAAAGTCTGGAAAAGGTAATGATGTAAATGCAGTAATCAAAAGAAGTAAAGCCTTGGACAATGAACAAGCACAAATAAAATCTAAATATAAAAGTGCTGCCAGTAAAAATATAGTAGCACCCAAAACATTAAAAAATGGTAAGACATTAAGTCAGAATCTATTAAAAGATGCGGGAATTGTAGTAGCATCTCAAGTAGGTGGACTTGCTATGATGAAGTCTGGTCAGTTAACAGCGGGCGTTGTATTAGCATCCGTTGGAACTTATTATGGCGTAGGACATGCAATAGTATCAACTGTACAAGCATCTAAACAATAAAAGAAAATAAAAAAAGAAAGAGGAGATTTAAAAATGACAAGATTAACCGCTAAACAAATTGACCAGATTAATAAGATTAATATTCATGCCAAAGCAATGAAACTTGGAAATAGGATTTCTGAAATGGAAGTTATTAGTGGAACACCAGTAAATGCAGTTAATGCTGGAAAAATTCTAACGGTATCAGGAGTTGTTATTGACGGTGAGAAAGTTACGATTGATAATCCAACAGTAGCAGGATCAGATGTCTATGAATTCTTAGCTGATGCTGCACAGACCAAAACCACACCAACAAACAAAGCCGTAGATATCTCCACATATGCAGCTAAAGCTGCTGTTGTATTAACAATTGATACTCAGCCAGTAAGTGGAAATACTATGACTATCGGCACTAAGGTATTTACATTTGTACCAACTGGCACTGCTACTGGTAATGGTGAAATAGCAATCGGCACTGATTTACCTGCTACTAAGATAAATATAGTTGCTGCTATCAATGGTACTGATTCCATAAACACGCCACATCCATTAGTTAGTGCTGCAAACTTTGCTGCCAACACATGTACTATAACGGCGTTGGTTGGTGGAGTTGCTGGTAATTCAATTGCTTCAACCGAAACAATAACAGCAGGAACAGATACATTTGCAGCTGTTACTTTACTGTTAGGAACAAATTGTACTGCGGCTAATGCTATACTCGCATTGGTGTCTGCAATTACAACATTGGATACTCAGGGTGTTTCAGCCGTAGATGGTGCTGGCGATACAGTTGAACTGACTGCTAAGGTTAGTGGAGTTGCTGGAAATAATATAGTTATTGGAAAAGTAATGGCTAACGCAACTTTTGCTGGATCAGCTACGAAACTTTCTGCTGGAGTAGACGGAACAGTTGGTTCAATAAATCAGGAAATGGTTGACGCTACTTACATGTATAGATGTGTGGCTGACAACACAATTGCCGGTAAAAACTGGAGAAGAATTTCTCTTGGTTCAGCATTCTAAGATTAAATCAATAATGCTCACTTAATACTTTACATAAAGGAGGTGAGAAATTGCAAGAAAAGGAAACAATTAGGAGTAGATTAAAACATGCTTGGAATGCTTTTACTACAGGTCAAGCAAATAGTCAAGTAGATAGGTATACAAATTATGGACCTGCTAATTATTCTAGACCTGATAAAACCAGACTGTCTATGGGTAATGAACGGTCTATTGTCAATTCAGTCTATAGTCGTATATCAACCGACGTAGCAGCAATCTCCATACAGCATGTCCGTACAGATCCAAATGGTAGGTTCATAGAACCAATGACTTCTGGCCTTAATGATTGTTTAACATTAGATGCTAACATGGACCAGACTGGACGATCCTTTATTAAGGATATTGTATTATCAATGTTTGATGAAGGTCAGGTTGCTATAGTACCAACAGATACAACTTATAATCCAGCATTTTCCAACTCTTATGATATTCAAAAATTAAGAGCCGGAAAGATATTAGAGTGGTATCCAGCACATATAAAAGTTCAGGTTTACAATGAAAAGACAGCGAAGAAAGAAGACATAACAGTCCCTAAAAGCATGGTAGCTATTATAGAAAATCCATTCTATTCAGTTATGAACGAGCCAAACTCAACCCTCCAACGTCTAATACGAAAGTTAAATCTTATAGATGCTGTTGACGAACAGAGTGGTTCAGGTAAACTCGACCTTATAATACAATTACCTTATGTAATTAAAACAGCAGCTAGAAAAGAACAAGCCGAGATTCGTAGGAAGGACATAGAGGAGCAGTTATCGGGTTCAAAGTATGGTATAGCTTATACTGATGGTACAGAACGTATTACTCAGTTGAATAGACCTACCGAGAACAACCTGATGGGTCAAATCACGTATCTAACAAGTATGCTATATGGCCAGTTAGGTATTACTGAAGCTATCTTCAATGGCTCAGCAGGCGAACAAGAAATGCTGACGTACTTTAGCCGAACTATCGAACCAATCATATCAGCAATAGTTGATGAGATGAAGCGCAAGTTCCTAACTAAGACTGCAAGGTCTCAAAACCAATCAATAGTATACTTTAGAGATCCATTCAAGTTAGTGCCAGTCAGTCAATTGGCTGATATTGCTGACAAATTTACTCGAAATGAAATTCTATCGTCAAATGAGTTTAGAGGTATCATTGGATTTAAACCATCGAGTGATCCTAAAGCAGATGAGTTAAAGAACAAGAACATTAACTCGCCTACTACTCCTACTACTGATGGTAATCCTGAAACGCCACTCTTACCAAGTGGAACTACTACTTAAAAAGGAGGATAAAAGAATATGAAATTTGATTTTAGTGGATATGCTACAAAAAATGATTTACAATGTTCTGATGGGCGAATAATTCGTAAAGATGCATTTAAACATAATGATGGAGCTACTGTTCCACTCGTTTGGCAGCATTCTCATGACGACCCAACGAACGTTCTAGGTCATGCAGTTCTTGAAAATAGAGCTGATGGAGTGTATGCATATTGTAAAGTTAACAAAAGTCAAGCAGGTTCACATGCTAGAGAATTAGTCCAGCATGGTGATATATCGGCATTATCCATTTATGCTAATAACCTTAAACAGAATGGCGGAGATGTTCTACACGGGGCAATTCGCGAAGTAAGCTTAGTTTTAACTGGGGCTAATCCAGGGGCTTTAATCGACAATGTATCGTTTCAACATAGCGATGGCAGCTTCGATGAAATTCCAGAAGAAGCAATAATTTATACAGGAGAGGAGATCACTATGTTTAAAGAAACTGAAGTTGTCCATGCAGCAGCACCAGCAGCAGTAAAGGCAGCACCACCAGCAGCACCAGCAGCTAACGAGGACCCTACTGTTCAGGAGGTATTCGATAG